TACTCACGGATATTTTCCGCCGTGACCAAAACAGCGGGGTGATCATTCGTAATAGGCTTGCCCTTAATAGACCAAGCCGACTCAGGGGAGAACACATCATCAGGGTGCCTAAGCTCCCTGCGAACCGTTCCGTCTGAATTCAGGTAGGTGAACACACCTATATTCGTAACCACCGCTTTACCCATTAGATACCCTTCTGGGGTATCATGCATGGTAAAGTTCCAATCATCCTCGAAGACATCACCACGAACTACGTTTGGTGCTGAAGAATCGGTCTTTTTCTTCTTATAACCACATCCGTCTTTCGGGCAAGCTTCTTCCTTCAGCTCTGTCCCACAATTCGGGCACTTCTCTTTTTCGTCTGCCGTAGTCTCTTCGGCCATCGCGCCCTCCAAAAACAAAAAGGCCAACACCCCTTAAAGGTATTGGCCTCCGAATCTCGGTCAGCTCTTAACTAGTTATGTCAGAAAGCATAGTATCATATTTTTGAATAAATGTCAAGCCCCCTACACGTGTATCTCTCCTGCGCGGGGGTTGCCCTTCTTTATGCGGATTCTCTCGGTCACATCTATGTCTATCGAGTCCAGATGACCCACAAACGTTATGTGGAGCGAACCGTACTCGATTGGCTCAATGGCCTCCTGAATCTTCTCAATCATCTCCCTTGTTAGTCTCATTAACGCTCCCTCTCCATTTCCAACTCTTTATCAATCTCATGTAGCAAAGAAAGAGAGAACGGGGCACCTGAACACCTACACAGCCAATCCTCACCGGGATGCTTAAAAGGCATATTTGCAGAGCGTGGTGTCCACGTTCTCCCGTAATCTAAAGAAACAACAGAAACATCGGACCATTTGCACACTTTGGATTCCATAGCCCAGTGACTAGGAATCGCACTTTCATACACACCACCCGGCTTGCCGCGCACCCGCTCATCGGCCATGGTTTGCCAGAAGTAACCGTCAATACCGACACTCATCTGAAGCTGGCGCTCTATCTCGCCATTTAACTTACCGACCATATCCCTAGCAAGAAACGCGGCTTTCTTTTCATCTAATGCCGCGTCTATTCTCATTATCTCTGCGATCAATTCCTCAATAGTTTTATTCTCGCGTACTGCATTATAAACAACATTTCGTACTGACTCCACGTAGTCAGTTATATTTTTTGTCATAGAACGATTTAAGATGTCAAACCAAGAACGCTTTGTAGTATCCCACCACTCAGTTGTCCCATAAAAAGGACGACCAGTAAGTGTCTTCATGTACTCCGCTATTTCTTCCTCTTTGAAGCGAAGCATGAACTCTAGGATCTTATCCACAAATGGGCTCATATCGACAGAGCCGCCGACCATCTCTATATTCAATTCACGTTCAAGCTGCTGCATGAACATGCCAAACTCTGTCTCGAATCCATCACCACGTTCTATTGTTCGTGGATAATGCGCCTTAATAAATCGGATAACCTTTTTCGTTGTAACAGCAAAATAAGCAGATATATTCTGTCTTATCTGCAGTTCCGCCTTATGTGGGTACTTTAGACGAAAACGACTCCGATATGTAGCGGCCCGTTGCCCTTTACTTAGGGTCTGTCGGTATCTTTTTATCCCCGCTCTTAGGAGTAGTCTTGTCATCTCCACCCTCTCCTTCTTCTGTACCCTTAGCCTCTGCAGAGGCCTCCTGTATTCTGGCGTTCCTCTCTACCGTTTGTTCAATTTCCTCTTCAATCTTCTGTGTGAAGAAGCTTTCAGCACGAGGACCGAGTATCTTCTCAAACATGAGTTTCCATGTATCTTCAGGCTGAAGTACGGTTTGATTCATCATTCTTTCGTAGGCATCTGCATAAGTACGAACACACTCAGCTTCAAGGCGCTTGACCTCAGCCTGATCCTTCTCGGAGAGCTGAAACAGCGGCTTCCATTTCCATGTGTACTCCCCTTTCAGGTTCTTCAGATTAGCAATTATGTTTACAAGATTCTGTAGATATTTTGTCGTGGCAGACTGTTCAGAGCGAACAGCATCATAATAGTTTTTAAGATCATTCTCGCCTGTAGCGTTAAGCCCAGCGGGGGAACGCCCAAACAGCTTCGTTACAGGGTAACGGGTCACGGCAGAAAGATTCATCATAAACCGATCAAGGAGATCAGCAATCCCTGTCACAGTCGCGCTGTCACGGGAATACTCTTCATCTACACCCAGGATGACAGAATGAATCGTCGATTTTGTCATATCGATTGCTTCGACGCGGGTCTTCAGTTTGTTCTCTCCGCCCTTCGCAAGCATCTCGTCTAGATCGGAAAACTTATACTTCCCGATGATGAACTCAAGGAGGATAGAAGAAGTGGAGCCCATAGCCCCAGAGAAATCGCGGAGATAATCGAGGACAGGCTGAAGGCAGGATATACCCCAGTAGCGCACATCAGAAGAAATGCCAGTCATGGACGAAGGAACTGTATGACCAAAGAAGGGAATGCAGCGGGAGGCATGGATATACATCTTCTGCCACTCATCCCCCACGCGAATCTGTACAGCATACTGATCTATCTTGCCGAAGTTGGGGGATTTCATATTCATATCGTAAAGGCAATCATAGGTGAGGATATCAGGAAGTTCAATTACTTTCAGGAACTCGATGGAACGGACACGATCTGGCTTTAGCTCTTTATCTGGCGTCTGCCCATCCTGGGCTCCAATAAAAACGAGGGCACCCCCAAAGAGGCGTCCCCAAATCTTTGCTTGTCTTATGTGTGTAGGAGCATCGAGCCTAGCAAGCTCTGATTCAATAACACCTAGCGACTTTCCTTTGGGAATAGGATCATTCTCTACGATCCCCCACTCTCTCGTCATATCCTCAGCAAAGGTATCTACGATAGTAGCGGCGAGGCCATCACCCATATACATGAACGACAATGTTTTCGCATCCAAAATGGAGGTAAGATCAAATGTAGTATATCTTCGCTTGTCTCTGCGTGTCCCCATACCAGAAAGCGCATTACTCCATCCATCAGAACGGATACTGCGATCAGGGGCAAGTACGGGCGCAGATGGGGCTATGCTGATCAAATCTAGTTTATTTTCATTAGGCATCTTCGCCTCCGTAAAGTTATGACGTGAAGGGACATAGTATCATATTTTTGAATAAATGTCAAGCCCCCTACCACTCGTAACGGGCGGAACGGGCTGCTCCCCTTCGTGAGTATTTCTGGCGTACCAGCGAGGATGCAGAATCGACGGAATCGTCTGGAGTCTGCCCTTCCATATAATCAGTGATCATAGACATATAATCACCATCAGTCTGCTCATCCCATACAAGATCGGGCCATGCTTCGAAAAGATATGTGGCTATCTTTGCGTGTTTATTCATGTTCTCGTCGTATTCCTCTACGAGCATACCTAGTGCGCGGAACATATCAGCAGTAAAGCCTTTATCTGGGTTTGTTTCATTGTACAGTTTTTTAACCTTATACCGTCGCATAAGATCAACAGCAGTCGGTCCCCATGTTTTTATGTTTCCAGGATAAGAGAATCCAACAGCCTGAAGTTTCCCATCCCATCTCCTCGCCATTATGGTCAGAGCGCAATAGTGATCACCATCATATGCCGCGTCAACATGTGCATAGACCTTCTCTATGCCGTGCGTTTGCCAGTTCTCCCAAACAGGGTTAGCGAATAATGCACCATCGTCCGGCACGTGTTCAAGCAGGTAGTTAGCGGCAAACAGAGAAGGGGTCGTTAATTTCTTTTTCTCGGCAATCTCATCTTCTGTGAGGATACTACAATCGAGAATAGAATACTTCTTGGGTTTAGGGCAAATCTCCCAGGCGTCCTCAGAATGCCACGGGGTTCCTATAAACGAAACAGGCTTTCCAGGATCGATGATGTTTGTCTGTACTTCTCGGATAATATCCTTTGTCCGTATTCTTTCCGCGCGGGACTGCCTATCCTTTAATGTGATTACGTCATCCAGGAGAATTCTATCAAAGTGACGACCAGTAAAAGCAGCATCGAGGCCAAAGGCCTCAACAGAGCCTTCATTTGTCTTCGTCTTCTTGAAACTGAATTCGATCTTCTCCTTACGACGAACAGTGAACTCAGGATACTCCCCGTGAAGCATCTTAAATATCTCTCTGATCTTCGGGTCAGCTATGATCTTCGCTATCGTAGCTACAGTATCAGCAGCATCCGTGAAGGTCTTTCGCACAATGGCAATACGGTCATCAGGGTGGAATAGGAGCCAATAGACAACTCCCACAGCGCCTACTGCGGTGGATTTATATGAACCACGATGCGCCTGAAGTGATCTATGTTTCTCAGAATCCCAAATGTATTTTATCCACTCAGAATGCAGCTCGGTGAGCTTGTCTTTCCCTGCTAGATTACCAAGAACATGAGGATGATCATATATAGTCTGGATGAGTTCTGCTTCGTCTGCTGTGAGGGTGCGAGAAGCGTCTAGCTTTTTCTTACTTGCCATAGTCACCGCTCTTAATTTTTTTAATTATAGATCCGGCAGAAGTAGGTTCAGGCGGAAGCCTCTCGGCCATCTTTGTCTGTTCTTCAATTACTTGGGTGCGAGCACCTATGGCAATACCCTTGCCTAGAGCAGCGACGAGGGCGAACAATTCGCTCCTCTTATCCTCTAAGCCAGCGTCCTTCTTTTCTTCTTTTACCTCGTGAAGAGCGCGTAGCTCTGCCATAGCCTTGTCTCTGTTTGCTAAGGTGTATTTTACTGTCCTCGCCTCGTCACCTTGTTTACTGAATATGATTATTTCTTCCATGCCGTCGATTGCATAACGTAACTTAACTGGAATATCATTTAATGGTTTGAACGAGCCGTCATCATTTCTATAGTCTGCTATATCATAAAAAGCACGAACCTCAAGCATCTCTTGGATCTTCGCATAATGAATATCCCGATACGGCTCTACGAAAGAGTCACGAGTGCGTCGTATGGCTTCTTTGATTTTCTCGTTGGTGAGAAGTTTGGCGCAATGAAGCCGCGAAGCAACCATCCCTGCGTCGGATGGAAGTAATCCTGCCGCCTTGGCTGCCTCGTCTGCTTTGTATCCGTTAGTTACATACTCGCAAACGAACTTCGTCTCTCTCGGGGTGAGCGCTAGATCATCTATATTGACAGGAAGTCTCTTTTTCAAAAAATATACCCTCCGGGGGATATCTGTTAAATATCCCCAAGAGGGTATTGTATATTATTTTATCGATTTTGTCAAGCCCCCTACCACGTCTTCATGAGCATCCTCTCTAACTCACCCGCAGCAGGGGAACCCATCATCTTGTCGAGCATATCTCCGTTTTCGTCAACTACAACAAAACCAGGGAGCTGCTGAACGCCGTACCGCCTTGCCTCTTCTAAGGAGGCAGATGTATCCACCACAGAGAAATCGAAGGCTGTATGAGCTTCTACGAATTCATTCCACCATTTCTCTACGATCTTACACTTCCCGCACGTGGGGGAAGTAAAATATAGAACCTTTCTCAAGTCCTACCCCCGTTTTACTTTCAGAGGGGACCACGCATCCGGTTCCCTAATAGACCATACATCCTCGTCAGGACCTAAGCAATCAGGCGCTTCCCAGAATTCACGCTCCCCTTCTTTTCTCCCCATACGGACAATTCTATACGGACAGATGGACGTGTTATCATATTCACCGATAACCCAATCTGAATACTGTACACCACCCTCGCTGAACACGAGCATCGGTTTCGTCATTTACTACCTCTCTTCTCGAAACGCTTATATCCTTCCTCAACTAATACAGAAGAGGATGAGATTTTATTAAAACCTCCTACACCATACACCACCTCTATATTCAGATCCTCACAAACTTTTTCCTCTGGAATAGGATCATCAAGCGGGCTGCGATCACCTCCCTTCGCAAATATGTCAGGATGAATATCGATTAGGGCCTCGCAGACTGTCATATCATCAGGGTCTGTTGGATTATGTGCATATACGTAGTCAACAGAACGCATCTGTTCTATAATTATTTTTCGGTGCATGGAGGGGAGGAAATAGTATCCTTTCTTATTGTAGAGGAATCGGTCGCTATTCAAAATCACAATCAAAATGCTACCCATTTTCTTCGCTGCATTTATGTATACTACATGGTGCATTCCTAACGGATCGAAGCCTCCACTCACACAGACTATCTTCCTTCCTTGGTCGTGAAACACCTCTCGCATGTATTTAGGGGAAATAATATCAGGCCCAGAAGGAATAAGATCAAACGAAGAAATATCGCTCAGGGTGTTCCTCCTGCGTTCCGCCGACCTGGACTCGAACCAGGGGG